GATATCTTTGCCACCGTTACCTTGGATTGCAGCGGCGCAAGATGCTTTTTGTAGATCAATTCTTCAATGCTGGTCGGAGTAATGATATCGGCGAACAGCGCCGGGTCGTCTGTTATAAGGCCATGGCCCAACCGATACGGCGTGGCCGTCAGCCCAATCACCCGCATCGCCGGATTAATGCGCGCCAAAGCGTCTATTAATTTGCGATAGCCGCCCTCATGCTTGTGCGAAACAAGATTGAATTCGTCAATCAGCACCAAATCAAAGTTGCCAAGCTGGGCGGGATCAACGCGCCTGATCGACTGGATGCTGCCAAAGGTGATGTCGTCAAATCGCTTTGAGCCAAGGCCAGCCGAGTAAATGCCGAGCGGCACCTCCGGCCAGTGTTGCCGCAATTTCTCCGCGTTCTGTTCGATTAGTTCCTTGACGTGCGTCAGCATCAGGATTCGCGTGTCCGGCCACTGCATCTTGGCATCCTGGCACACCGCCGCGATAATGTGTGACTTGCCGGACCCGGTCGGCAACTCAATGCATGGGTGGCCCTTGTGGCCGTCCGCAAACCACTTATAAAGCTGATCTATGGTGCGTTGCTGATATTCACGTAGCATTGTGAACTCCTACTATTTCAGCGCCGGGAAATGTGCCCTTTACAGCCGCCACAGTTTCATTGGCGCAAGCCTCTCCGCCAGCGATTAATTCCTTGCTGGAAAAGGTAAAGGCGTCACCCTCGCCGTTGCGAATATCCTTGCCATCTATGTCGTAGACGGCCTCATGCGGATCGTTGCTGTCCTTGATAGCCCACGGCACCATATCAGGATGCAGCACATGGCTTTCGCAGCCGACCTTCTGAAAATCGCCGGGGATGTTTCTGCTTTCCCATCTAGCACAAGACCAGGTGCCGTCATCTTCCGGTGTGGCGTGCGCGCAGGTCCGGCAGTTCACCTCTTGCGTCAACTGCTCCTTGTGGCAAAAGCTGTGCGCCGGGCAGAACTTGCACTGATACCAGCTTGCGTTGGTCGATATTGGCGGTGGAATGCGCTCCGTGGTTGATATCCGCTTTCCACGCTTTATCAAGTCACCGGCTGACTCCCTGTCGAGCGTGACCCGCTCGGTGTAAAGCGCATCGTCGTCCTTGCAGACCGCGACATATAACGCGCGGTTAATCGATGCCCCGGCCATGTAGACCTGCATTTGCGCCCAGTGCATATTCTTGGATTCCTTGACGCCCTTTTTGCACAAGTCGGAAAACGATTTCTTATTGTGCGTTTTAATCTCCAGGATATGTTCCGTTTTATTGGCACCAGGCACGCCGGATTTAACGATGCCATCGACCGAGCCACCCAGATGACCGCCAAAATCTAAGCGCCTCTGGTCATCGCCGGTCTCCGTGATGTTGAGTCCAATGGCCTCCAGGTCGCTGACCACGATGGATTCCTCATTGTGTCCGCGCCTAAACAGCCGCCGAATGCGACCTGGGAATTTCTCACGCACCGCCCAGCGGAATGATAACCACATCCAGCGTTCGCAGTGGTGACCCAGGCCTGATCCGCCCATGTGCAGTCTTGGTTCGTCGTCCTGGTCGGCGTGATGATCGTCAATCATGTTGGCGATTGTGTGGATGGGTTCGTCTATTTTAGTCATGTAAAAAAATGGCTGGGGTTATTAGCCCCAGCCTCTCCCCTATTTTGCAGCCCATGGCGGTGCTGCGGATGTCGCAGTCGATGCCGTTGCTGCCGGTTTCGATTTGCTAACCGCTGGCGGGGCAGACCCATTTGCGGCCTTGAAGCCTTTCACTTCATTGCCCAACCCGTAAGTCGGATCGTCCTTCACGGTCACCTTGATCTGAAGGCTACCGCCCAAAAGCTGGTCCGAATCTTCCAGCTTTGCCAGCCCGATCGCTCGCATGATCGTGCCCAGTTGTTGTCGGCCTATCTCCTCAGCCTTCGGATTTGGGTTGCGCGTGTTAAGGTTACACCAGACAACCCGGCCCTGATATTCCGGGCCGATAATATCAAATCGTACCGCGATGTATTTCCCGGTACCCGCCTTGGTATCCTTCGCATCTGCGCCGGAAATGCTAGCCGTGTACCAACCGGCTGGAACCGGCTGGAAATCTCGATTTTTTTCTTGAGGCATGTCTTTGATGTCGAATGTCTCTTCTAAAAAACCCATTTTTTTATTCCTTTGTAATAGTGAAAGATGCCCGGTTGGGCGTGGTCGTGATGCCATCCGAAAATGGATCGGTGATATTTTTAGCGGCGTCCTTCCATATTTTCATGTTTAAATCTGGTTTCCAGCGAAACAGCGTTGAAAGATGCTCTTGCAAATCATTCTCCGTTGCGATTTCTTGGACCTTTTTGCTGTCCACCTTGTGGGTGAACCTATTTGTTATTTTAATCTCAAAGGGACCGGCCTTGTGCGTCGTTACACCTTCGGCAGAGTTCAGTTTTAATTCTGAAAGGATGGCGTCCTCAGCCGACCGGCGAAACTCGACGGCTTGCTTTTCCGATATCTTTGCCGCCATCCATTGCGCGGCGAGTTGGTCTAAAATGCTCATAATTAACTCCCTATTTTTGCGATGATTGCCGCCAGGTCTGGTGCTTCCCAGACATCTAATTTGCCGGACCGATCTTTGGCTTGCCAGATGCCGTCACTTTCCAGCATCAGAGCACGCTGCGTCAGGCCCTCGTCGTCTTTCTCGACCCGCAGGGCTGCGACAATGTCAAAGTAATAAGGCAGCGCCTGGCCCGTTTTGTTGCCTGGCATACTGGGTGCATACAAAATGCGACCCATTTCGTCTTGAGACTTTTCCAATTTCGCCGTCATCAAAACGTGTTTATCCAAATCCCGAAATGTCCTGATGACCTCGGCCATCGTCGTCTGCATCTCGCCGTATGCCTGGCGAGGGTCCTTAGCTATTGCCTTTTCCGCACCCAGGCAGACCTCGGCTACCTCTGAAATGCTGTCGATGGCAACGCTTTCGAATTGCTTCGACTCGTCGCTGTCGGTGAGCCATTTATAGGCCTCGCGCAGATCATCCATGCCGCCGATTTTGACGAACGGGATGTCATGCCCCGAAATGGATAGTAGGCCACCCTCCGCGCTGAGAATAACCGGCGTCGGTAACGTAGGTATCAGGCTGGTTTTGCCTGACCCGGCTTGGCCGTAGGCTAGCATTTTGATGCTCGCCGTTTTAACCGTGTTGGTTGAGGTTAGATTAATCATTCTTCGCTCCAAATTTTGATATCCTGGTATGATGCCGTGACCGCTGCAACTTTCGCGCGCTTCATCTCGTTTTTAGTCAGGCCAAAGCTGTCTGCCATTTTGACACACTTGGAAACCTGAGCTTCTGTCTGCGCTGTTAGAGCCAGGGTCAAAGCCAACACGGTGGCCTCGTAAGGTGTTTCTATGGTGTTCATAACTGGTCCACTCCCATCGCATAATCTTCAAGGGATTGGGTTGCTGTCCAATGGCGGTCTCGCTCCACGCCTAATCCAAATGGCGGAAATTTAACCGTCTGAAGTTCGCTAATATTCGTGGAACCCATTTCCTTGTAGCCCAGCCCCATATCTGTCACACCAAACAGATTGCCGTAGCTGTCCATTTCCGAAGCCAGCATGGTAAATGAACTGCCGCCGAAGAATCGTACGACTGGCTTATGATGTAAATTCGCGCCACCCGCTTTTTCGGTGGCGATGTGCTGCGCCCGCAATTTCTTTTCAATTGCTTTGGTTAATAATTCCATTTTATGCACTCCTCACTTTTTTCAGGATCGCATTAATCCTGCGCGGATCGCCGGTATGGCAAACGCTGCGTCGAGGGAATTTCTTGAAGTATTTCTCTTCCCGCTTGCGCGCTGCGGCGCTTGGAATATTTACACCAAGCTCTTCCGCCCGGTCGCCACGAGGCAGAATGTATCTTTGCCATTTGCGCGGACCTTCTTCGAAAGCATCGGCCGGAGCGGCAAAATCATATCCGGCGATAATTCCCAGTGCGCGAATCTCAGCGGCACTGATGTCCATCCGCTTGCCGTTTAAAAGTATCGTCTTCATGTTAGCTTCCTTATTTTGCTGGTTGGCGTCATGCCGGTCAGCTTGCACCTCGAAACCCCGCTGCGGGATGATCCGAGCGGGGTTGGGTTGGGGGAAGGTGATTTAGCGGTTGTTGTTATAATCGTTGTACCAAGCCTCGAAGTCGTCTTCGGTCATGCCGTCACAACAATTGCAGGCTTCATCGTGTGATACGTAGCACCAAATTTCCGCGTTGGGGTCTGTCCATTTTGTGACGTAAATATATGCAGTGGGTTCGCCATCTTCGTCCCACTCAATTGCGTCTTCAATAATCGGAGAAAAGACCCCACCTTCAAAAGTGTACGCGGCGTCCGTGTTATATTTAAAGTCGTTTGTCATGATCTTGTCTCCTTTTTAATCGCGGTCGGCCAATCCGTTTGCGATTTCGTATTTACAATATACATAACTTGAACTAAGGTGTAAACAATAAAATGCAACAAAAGGAAATTAAAATGACGACAGACCAAGCAATCGCTCACTTTGGTAGCCGTAAAAAGATGGCTGATTTCTTCGGCATCTGGCCGCACGCCACGTATCGGTGGGGTGAATTCCCGCCTAAGCTGCGGCAGTTTGAAATTGAACGCCTCACCGGCGGCGAGCTAAAGGCGGAATCATGAACGTGTTAGAGGAGCGCGCCAAGACGCATGGCCATTTTTGCGATGTAGCGAGATCGGCGCAGGTGATTAAATCTGAAATAAATAAGGCTGACCATCTGGATATTACGCAGATCGAGGCGCTTGATATGATAGCTACCAAGATCGCGCGAATTTTACATGGCAACCCAAATGAGCGAGATCACTGGCTAGATATCGAAGGTTATGCCAGGTTAGTGAGACTCGAATTGGAGGGGGAAGAATGACAAATATCACCGATATGTTCGGCGGGGCATTTATACCGCAAGGTCAAAAGCACGTTGACCCACCTGAATTACAGCTTGCCGATGCCATGCGGTCAGCCGGGATCGACCCGCCACACAAGCTGGAGATTGACGGGCAGCTTCACAGATTTTCAACCAAGGGCCGAAAGCGCGACGACTCCGGCTGGTATGTGATTTTTCCAGATGAGCCGGTCGCGGGTAGATTTGGCTGCTGGCGAGATCAAATTGATTGCGTGTTTAAAGCGAACATTGGGAGAGAGCTAACCGCATCTGAGAATATGGCGATTATAAGGCGGCAGACTGAGGCGAAAGAAGAACGCGAAAGAGCGCGAGAAAAGAAGGCGTCCCTTGCCGCCAACACGGTTGATACCATATGGAGAGACGCCATAGGGGCCAGCCCGGATCACCCATACCTCAAGCGCAAGGGCATCGAGCCGCATGGCGCACGCCTGACCGGCGACGGTCGCCTGATCGTACCGCTCTATAATGCGGACGGCGAACTGGCATCGCTTCAATATATTTCTGAGGATGAAAAGCGTTACCATCCAGGCGGCACCACAAAATCATGTAGCTGGACGCTGGGCGAGGTAACGCCAGGCCCGATATTCGTGGCCGAAGGTTACGCGACCGCCGCGACCGTTCACGAGATATCCGGTCGGCCCTGCGTGATATCTTACAGCGCCAACAATCTACCTACCATCGTAGGCCAATTGCGTGAGGCACACGGTCAGACGCAAGAGCTAGTGATCGTGGCAGATAACGACGCGAGTGGCGTGGGACGCAACAAGGCAGACGAGGCCAGCGCCAAATATGGCGGGCGAATTGTAATGCCTCCAACCGAGGGGGATGCCAATGACTACCTGGCGAGCGGCGGTGATCTGCATGATTTGCTGTTTCCTCAAATAACAAATTGGTCGGTAGACGGCGATGAATTTATGTCTCAGCCATCGCCTATCAATTGGCAGATCAAGCACTGGATACAAAAGAATGCACTGATAATGGTCCACGGGCCATCTGGCGGAGGCAAGACGTTTCTGGTGCTGGATATGGTTCTGGCAGTGGCGTCAGGTTGCCCGGAATGGATGGGCCATAAAGTCACTCCTGGCGGTGTATTCTATCTGGCTGGTGAGGGTCACCACGGACTGCGAGGCCGAGTAGCAGCCTGGGCGCAAAACCACGGCATCAATACCTTTGGCGGTAATCTCAGAATATCCAGATCAGGTTGTGATCTAAACACACCAACCGGTCACCAGAAGCTGGCAGAAGAAATACGATCACTGCCCAAGCCTCCAAAGATAATTGTGGTTGATACCGTCAACCGCAACTTTTACGGCGATGAAAACTCTGCCCAAGACACAAAAACAATGTTGGATTCGGTTGCTACTTTGCAAGCAGATTTTGATTGCAGCGTGATCTTAGTCCACCACACAGGTGTAAATTCCGAGGCCCAGCACCGGGCGCGTGGATCGTCAGCTTGGCGTGGTGCGCTGGATATTGAGATCAGTGTGGTCCCCGGCGATACCATTGAAATTGTGCAGCGTAAATCCAAGGACGCCGAGGAGGCCGCGACGATATTCGCAGAGTTGCAATCGGTGCCAATTACCGGCTGGCTAGACGAGGATGGCGAGCAGGTTACGTCAGCGGTGTTGGTAGCTGGTGTTGAACCTGTTAAAGCTAAGAAGGACAGCCCGCTCGCAAAGCATAAAAAGATGTTCGAGAATTCGTGGTGGGATTCCGGCGCGGAGGATTTAAACGGTGTGCCATATTTGTCGCGGTCGGCGTTTGCGGCATACCTTGAGAGGCAGAGATTTGAGCCGGGGACGATTAAGAATTATCTCAAACCATCATACAAGGGCGGACCCATTTTGGCGCTACAGGAAGCTCAAATCGTTCAAGCAGAATCCTCTGGGTGGATAATTATAGATCAAGTATGGGCCGGGGCGATGATGGTAACCAGGGATATCAAGTAGGGTACAAAAGGTACATTGTACCCTAAATGTACATTGTACCCTGGGGGGGCAGGAATGGCAGGACTAGGGTACAAAAGGTACAACACCCCTTTAGGGGTGTACCAAATGTACCCTCTGCCAGCGAGGGTGACTTGTGAGGATTAGTATGCTAGATGATAATTGTCGTCGGCGGACATGCTGCTATGCAGATGCCTCCCTGTTTGCTCAGCGCGTGAAAGCTGGCGACACTAAAAAGGGGATTTTTTATGGGTAATAAAATAGTGAAAAATATGCCGTCAGCTCGCGGCGCTGGACGGCCGAAGG